TTCTGTGAATAGGTCTTGGATTTCTCCGTTAATTCGGTTATCTTCGGTTTGCTTTTGTATAATACTGTTGGCCTGCATAACCGTTGGATTTTCGTTTATCATTTTATTTATCATATCTTGGTCATAGCCTGCATCTTTGTAGGTCTGTGCCTGTTCATTTGATTTCTGCTTAGCTATTTCGCTGTCATACTGTGCTTTTGTATGAATGTTATGAGACTCCCCATACATTTCATCAATAAGCTTATCTTGTGCCTTAGATTCGCTCTCTCGCCTTATATTGGCATAGATAGCATTCGTTTCAGCACTTTGTTCAGGTTTTTCTACTGTTGAAGGTGTGACTTCTTCGCTCCCTGCATTTACAGGCTGTTCAGTATTAACCTCTGTTTGTGGCTGGTCTACGACTCCTGCCTGTGTTTCGTCTACAACATTTAAATTTTCATCCATAATAATTAGTCCTCTCTGATTTTTTCGCTATTCAATGCGTTATTTATTCCAATTTTGAATATAAGAAAAGCACCTTATTAAAAGGTGCTTAGTTTTTATTTAATAAGTATATTTTTCCATTTCTTGTAGGCATCTAAATAGCCCTCGTTCTTATCACCATTCCATGTAAACTCATAGTACATTCCATCAGAAATAGTTGTGCTTAGCATTGCTTTGTTATTCTGTAAGGTTTTGCATTGCCATACTACATATACATCTTCCTCGGTTATCTTTACATTATCAGTTTTATCAACCTGTGTATTAAAATATTCAACTATTGCACCTTTTCCTTTTTCTATAAAGCTTCTTTGTATTTCCATTGTTATGCTCCTCCTTTATTTGCTTAGTTTTAACAGCCTTTTTTCATTGTTTTAGTTGGTTTCATAGGCATTGGTTTAGTTTTAGTAGTAGATTTTACTACTACTTTTGTAAAGCTTGGTATTGTTTTCTTAGCCATTTTTAGTACCTCCTTTTATTTGTGGTGGATTAACTGCATTGTTTACGCTTTGTTGCATAAGTTTTAATACCTGGGGTTCTTGTTCGGGTCCTGGTAAATCTAATATTGATTGTTGTACTTCTTTAGATTGTTTCTGCATCCAATCAGCCATTTTATTAAGCTGTGCGGTCTTATCCTGCTCCTGTTGTCCTTGTTGTTGCTGTGCTTGATTATCTTGCTGTCCTTGCATCTGCTGTTGCTGTTGCATCTGCTGATTTTGCATGTCCTGTTGCTGTCCCTGTTGTTTATCAAGTAACTCTATTAGCTTTTCCTTGAATGGTACAATAGTTTCGGGAGCTAATTCTGCATACATTCTCGTGTCAATCGAACCTTTGTCATAAAACTTATCCAAAGTAGCTAAAGTTAAACTCTCTGAATACTCGGCGCTTGCATTAATATCTATTCTTAGTTTTAAACTTACATCTTTAAAATCTGAACCTCTAAATTTAGTGGGTACATCTTGACCGTTAGCGTCTTTAATGTTAATTATCCTTTGAGTTGTGTAATTAATTGTCCAAAATTCAAGCCATATTTGTCCTATTTCTTCTATTGTTCTTTTAAATCTCTTTTTTATTTGGTCTAAAGGTACAGCACTGGCTTTTTGAAGCATCATAATAGCGGTTGCGTTCATAGCACTTGATTTTGCGAGTTCCCCAGTGCTTGTTTCGGTTGAGCCTGCATGTGTTTTAGTTGAGGACAATAAATAATCTACTAATTCCTGCCCTTTTCCTGTCTGTTGTGGAGGTTGCAAATATTGCGCACTCCATCCGTTTTCGTTAGTATCCATGATTGGTGTTGCTGAATCATTGTTAAAGCTTTTAATATATTGCTTTTTAAGCATTAACTTAGGCATACCAGTAAGAATTTCACGCATCATTTGCATAGCAGTCATTGTATTGATTGCTTTTTGGTTAGTGATCAGTCCTTCTGTTTCACCTATGCCATACCAGTTCTTGTCCTCTTTGTACCAATTCATCCTGGCTATAGGGTATCTCTTGTGTAGCGTGTCTACTGGCTGTTTGGTGATTACTGTTCCACATGTTTTCATTAACCATATTGATTCTTTTTCTTTCCAGTAAATCGTGATTTCTGTTGCCTTATCCCTTACCTCAAATCTTGCATTGTTAGAAAGGTCTTTAATGTCTTTATCTGCTGTTATCATGGCAATATCTTCAGCTGATATATCACATTTTTTAGCACGTTCTTTTATGTTGTCTAAATCGTCTCTAACAGGTATTAGTATGTAAGGCTGTAACTGTGTGTCTAAGCATTGGGGATTGCCTACCATGACGCTAAGAGGATGTAGAATCTCGCCCTTCATAGTACCCTTAACTAAATTCCGTTTGCCTTTAATAACTGAATCATCAAAATAATAATGATAAATGCCTGAACATAGTTCCGCTGATTTTCCGATTGCCTCTTCGTTTAAATCATCTTGCTTAATATTCTCCCATTCTTGTTCTGCAAACTGTGTAAATAGTTCAGCCCCTACTGCTTCCATATCTATTTGAGTTTCGTCTGCCTGCTCGTCAACTTCTTCTTTACTAAACACCATCTTAATAGGCTCACTTAAAATCTGTGAAGTCTTATGGTTTTCAATGAATCTTACAACATTAGTAACTGGCCTTGGCATATTTTTAGTAGCTTCGGTTTTTTGTGGCCATTGTCTGCCTTGTAAAAAATTTGTACACTCTCGCCATAAAGCAGGGAATCCCATCTGATTAAAATACTGTTCTCCTAACCTATAATAGTTTTGTATTTTAGCACTATCCATTTAATCAACTCCTTTACAAATAAAAAACACCTACTAATTAAAGTAGATGCTATTCTTCGACTTTTCCATTTAACCACTCACTCATAATATTAGCCTGTTCTTTTGCCTCTTCGCTCTCCTGTTTCTCTGCTTTCTTATCTACATAAGCTTGTATAGGGTTTTTACTCTCTGTAGGCTTTATATCGTTTTTTAATTCATAGTTATGTTGTAAGCCCTTAGTATAAGCTTTAAGCACTAGTAAGCTTGTTATAAGGCTTGTAATAGGTATCATTATTATTAATGCTATTACCATTGAATATATTCCTCCTCCTTTTCCTCTGTGTTGAACATCCATAGGGTAGACGGCTTTTTAGGCTTTGTATCTGCTGTTGGACTTATTCTCATAGCGCAAAAACCACGAATTGAATCTAAAATATGTGTCAGTTCATGCGGTGTGTCGCTAACATCATTAAAATTATTTTTGTCACATTGAATCTGTGGAAAGCATCTAATAAGATTCTTACACCCACAAAATATTTTTAAGTTAGCTACCTTTTTAACAATACCGGTCTGCTCGTCTGCTTCTTTACGAGGTTTTAGCCACTCTTTTACATTGTACCATCCTAAAACTCTGTCATTATTGCTTTTAATGAAATCTACTCCATTATCTCTAAATATATCTACAGCACTAGCTCCTGTTTCTTGTCTTCGATTAAATAAATCCGGTGGAGCATAACTAACATTTATTATATCATCCTCATTAATCTTTTTTATTCGTTCAGCTGCGTCGCTGATAATTAAATTAGATTCGTATAACTCTTTGTAAACATAAGCGTTGTTATGAGTGTCTACTGCAATCCATAAACACGCTAACATATCTAAGCCATAATCTATAGTTCGGTATCGGTCCCACTCTAAAGGAATATCAAATGGAGCAATAACATGTATATCCTCTCTAAACTCCTTAAAGTAATTACCTCCAACTATTCCCCAATGATTTAAACAATATACCATGTAGTAATAAGGATCTGATTCCTTAAAATCTTCTAATACCTTAATAGCTTCTTTATCTAAAAATCTATTATCTTTGTAGGTAGTTTCTATTACTGTGCAATCCGTTTTCCTTGTGTCGAAAAACTCTACCTTTAACCAATGGCCTATATCTATAGGATTAAACATTATAAACATCTGCTTGGGATATTTGCTATGTCCTCTAAGCCTTATGTTAAGTTGTCTGTAGTCTCCTATTTCTATTTCGCTGGCTTCTTCGATTATTATATCGGTTATGCCCTGAATAGATTTAAGCTTTTCAACGTCATCAATTCCAGTAAAAATAAATTTATTACCATTACAGCACTCTATTGTCATATCAGTCTTATTGATTTTAAAGAGTGGCATACAATCATAAGACCTTATAACTTCTTGAATTAAAGTAAAGATTGATTCTCTTATCGTCTTGCCTACTTTTCTGACTACAAGAAATCTGTGTCCTGGCTCTGTGATACAACGATAAACATTAAGTTGGATAATTCCATAGCTTTTACCCGAACCGCCTCCACCTTTACAACACACGTAACGATTGCGGTCGTTGATAAGTTTTATAATCCATTTATTTAATAATTTCGGTAACTCTGTGAAGTCTACTTCATACATTTTATCACCCTTTTAATTGTCGCTCGGCACTCAAGCACTACCATGTGTATTAAATAGCTATTATTTTGTAATGTCGTTAGTCTTGCGACTGTCACTAAATCTACATTTAGTAGAAGTCGTTACACCTGCGACATCAAATATACACTGTTTATACATGATTTATATTACTATCCTATAGATATTTCTCATATTACTGTATATTTATACAATAGTTAATGTTTTATACATATATTATACATTAATAATACATGTATTTTATTCATTTTCATTCCATACTGGGACCTTCACTTTAATTAAATTAAGATTTCCACTCATTTCAACCTCTTGTTTATCTCTCCACTCTTTAGGTTTACGATTCTTTAACCAAAATATCTGTGCTGTGGTGTCAGGTAATACATGTTTTCTAACAATCTTAGTAACCTCTAGACTACTGGACTTTGTTAGTGTATCAAATACATTCTCTTTTGTTACTTCGTCATATTCGTACCCTATAGCCCTTTTAAGCAACTTTTGCTCTACCTCATAGTCTATTACCTCTTTACCTCGCTTTAAGGCTTCTACTAACTCTAAGTGGTCTAGTTTGTAGTTAGATAATGTAGCCATGCTTATACCTAACTTCTTAGCTATTTCAATTTCAATATATCCATCTCTACACCATGATTCTATTAAGTTTAGCTTACCTTTTACATAAGGCCATTTTGTTTTACTCATGCCTACACCCCTCCTAAATAAAAAAGGAATAGCTTTTAAACTACTCCATTAAACTTTTAACTAACTCTATGTCTTTATCCTCAAAGTTTCCGCATGGTGAAAAACTTGATAACCAACTCAAATAACTAAACCATGATTTAGGCTTTACACCGTTTGCCTCTTTGTATATTCTTTTATAAGTATCTATATATTTTCTTATCATCTTTTCATTAAACATTTTACTTATCCCCCTTTAACTTCTCTATTAGCCCTGTAGCGCAATCTAATTTAATTATCATCTTAATATAGTCTGTTATGTTTAAACCTAGCTTATCGGCTTGTAAGATGGCTTCTTGCTTCTCCTGCTCTGTTAGCCTTATATCTATTCTAGCCATTAGCTTAACTCTATTGTATAAAAGTAAGAACCATCTGCCTGTGTTTCGCTATACAATAATTTTATCATGTCATAATCAAAACTCTGTACAGTAACTTCAAATCCTTTGTCTGTTCTGTGTGATGCTACAATGTCAGTATCTTTTATATCTTTTAATTTATCTGTATTTATTCCCTCGTTGTTTAAAAAACTGATAACTGATAATTTATTCATGTTAATAATCTCCTCTCGTGGTTACTCTCTGCAACCTATAATCTTATTGTATACCACTGTACGGATGTTGTCAACACATATTTAAAATATATTTTAGCATCTTGAAGTATCTATCTCTGACCTCGATTCTAATAATTCCCCAAAATCTATTTTCTTTATCTTTTTAAAATAAGGAGGTTTTTCCTTTTCAAACGTAAAACAATGCAAACAAAAATTACTATCTTGGTTTTCGCACTTATTGCAGTCGTAC